CCTGGATCGCATCAAAGATTCCCATCCACGACCGCTCTCCGTGGGAGGAGAACGACCACGCTGACAGTTTCGCAATGGTCTTTGCTTCTTCCGATTGATTGGGGGTTCGTTTGCGCATCATCATCGAACCATAGGAGGAGTTCGGGAGGAGTTCGGAGGTAATGGTCCCGGTACGGCTCGGATCGGGACCTTCGTGGTCCCCATAGGTCCGCCATTCCGCGCCTTCATCGATACAAGGTCCAAGAACTTGCCCACAACAGGAACACACACGCTCGCCAGAATCCACTTCGATTGCATCATGACCACAGTTCATTGAGGTGCTTCTTCTCAAGACTCTAGGCGTCCGTTTTTACCGCATCCTTCAGGGAGACCAGCTTCGCCATGGTCTTCTCGCGAAGGTCGTAGAACTCGAGCAGGGGGGTAAAGTGAATGTCGGCCAGAATGAGGAATCCGCCGATTGAAATGATGAACCCATCCTCCCAGTCAATTCCCTTCGGCGTAAAGAGCCAGAAGTAGATGCCCAAGAACAAGCCCAGGGAGAGCTTGAACAGCATGTCGACGAAGGCAAAGAGAGGACTGTCTTTGACATGATAGCCGAGGACCGTCAGGACCACCTGGGCGAAGACGATCAGCTTCAATACGGCAAAGTAGATCTGGTACCACCGCATTTATCTTATCGTAAGAGACTTCCGAGCGTTGTCGGGTCATACACCTGGGGGCGATAGTTGGTGGTCAGGGGCGGGCGGTAGGCGTTCTGACGCTGGGCGGCCTGTTTCATCCAGGAGACCAAGAGGTACTTCTCATCGATGACCCAGACAAGGTAGCCCGAGGCCTGGAGGGTCTTCAGAAGGTAGTCGCGGGCCTCCGTGAGTTGATAGATGGGATATCCGAAGACATACTGGGGGATCTCGAAGACGACATAGGGTGCGTTGGGCGAGTGAATGGCGTGTTTCCGAATCTGCGCGTAGAGTTGGGCGAGGACAGGACGCATGGCTGCCATGCGTTGTTCCTTGCGGGCCTCCTGTTCCTCCCAGACATCGCGGGCTTTCAGCATCCTTGCTACACACCTAGAAGAATGCACCTTCGGTCGATCGCACTAGGAGGCGGCGGGAGTCGAGGCCTTCTGCATGTCGGAGCCCTGCAGGCGATTCGAGAAGTGAAGGGAGACCTCCATTTCCCCGAGGGCATCTACGGGTCGTCGATTGGAGCCGTGTTTGCGACGGCAGTGGCCTTTGGGGTTCCCCTGGAGGACATTCGGCGTGTCACAGAGACCACGATGACCTTCTCTCGCGTGCTTCCACCCCCCACACTCGATCACATCCTCACGCTCCCGGCTCGGAAGGGACTCTTCCCCATGACGGCTTTCGAATCGACCGTGCTCTCCGCCTTTCAGGAGATCGGGCTCGATCTTCGTGGAAAGCGCTGTCGGGACGCGAAGGTCCCGCTGTATATTGCGGTCTCGGATATGACGACCCATCGGTCGACGCTTCTGACCGGGGATGTTCCTGTGTTGGATGCCCTTCGATGCAGTGCCTGTATCCCTGTGTTGTTCGAGCCCCAGGTTCTCTACGGCCATGTCTACCTCGACGGTGGCGTCTTGAATCGATGTCTGGGCGCTGTCGTTCCGAAGGACACCCTGGTTGTCCATGTCGGGTCCGATTGGCCGGACCCCGTGACGCCGCAGAGTTCGTTACAGGAGATTCTCTGGGGGTGTTATGCGGGTCGGGAACAGCCATACCGGGGGCGCAATGTCTGTCGGTTCAAGGGAATCAAAATCAGTCCGCTCGGCGAACTCTCTCAAGAGGACCGGGATGCTCTGATCCGAGAAGGCCTCTCACAGATGAACACCTTCCTTGCCGCGCAGAAACTGGAGAACGCCCGACTTCGTGATCCGACCTGAGTAGGTCTGTGTGCCGGAGGTGGACTCCAGGATCACCGTTGGATATCCTTCGATTCCGTAGAGGCTGCACTTGGCCCGATTGTCTTCACAATCCACGCGCGTCGGAGTTACACTCGTGCCCTGAAGGGCTTTTTCAATCGCCGTCCACTCGGGCATCGCCTTCTGCGAGAATCCGCACCAGTCGGTATAGAAGAAGTACAGGTTCGCCTTCCCTTCAGGGACAACCGCTTTCGGAGGGTCGATCGTCGGAGCCCAGAGCTTCCAGACGAGGAGACCAACAATTGTGAGCAGGAGAGCCGTGATCAAGAGCTTCATTGTTGAAAGAGTCGAGAAAGTTTGCGTTGCAGTTCAACCCAACGCCGGTAGGCTTCGGCGGGGGTCACCCGCTCCTTCACTTGGATCCAGGCGACATCGGTCGTCTGGCGCTCCGGCTCGAACGGACGAGGCTGGATCTCCATCCATCGTCCGTTGTATCGTACAAGGTAGCCCATTGAAGAAGATCCTCTTGGTCTGTAAAAATGGCTCTGGTTGCACTCAAGGCTGCGGGTGCGACGCTCCTGCTCAATTATGGAGTCCACATGGGGTCTTCGTTCGTCTACTCGAAAGTCTGTATGCCCCAGTCTATCGCGGACCTCGCAACCTCCTTCGTGACAACGGCGAGCCCTGTCTGTTCATTTTTGCTCTCGGCCATGCAGGTCACACAGAATAACTATGCAACCGTCCTCACGACCTCTGTCTTGACTGCGCTTGCGACTGCGCTGCATTAAGCAGGGAAGCCGACCATGCCGGCGCCGATACCGAAGCCAGCGCCAGTGCGGGCGGAGGACCCGACGGAGGGCGCGTAGATATCGAGGATGGCGAAGGTAGCCGTCGCAGTGAGCGCGATCATCGCAACCTCACTGTACTTCATCGTCTTGCCGGGGATGACGAACGCGGCAATCGCAACGGCGAGACCCTCGAGGAGATACTTGACAACGCGCGCAACAAGTCCACCCATGTCAATGCCCGGAGGAGGGGTCGGCTTCGGTTTAGAGTCCATGTTTGCTAGTTCCTCGGGAAGATTTTTCAAGGGAGAGGAAGTTACCGAATCGCCCGTAGTGCGCGTCCCTGGGGCGTTGCATCTACAATTCCCGACCGAACGACGGCTCCCCACATCGTAATACGGGCCTTGATGAACGCCCAGAGGAAGAAAATGATATAGTACACCATCGCAGCCGCTTTCGAAATGGAGGGGGCCTTATCGGACGGTGCGTTCAACGTAAGAACGAGGACCGACTGAAGAATGCCCGAGAGGATCCCGGGACTCGAAAACGGGAAGATAATCCCCGGATGCGTGAGAAAGATGAGAATGGCATTGACCAAGTAGCCGTACATCGTTGTCTTCTGCGTAGAAAGAACTTAGAAGCTCGCCGGGCCTTTACACAAATGCCCCGCGAGACTCTTCCCAAGACCGAGGACGATGGCACGGTGATCGACTACCTCGATGAGGACCCCGAGGTTCCTACCCAGCGGTACTGCATTGTCTCGTTTCTGAGTCCCGAGAAGGTCATCCAGGACAAGACCCGCTTTTTTTTCAAGGAGTTTGTCCAGTTCATGAACTACGACTGGAAGGTGAAGGGCATGGAGCACTTCATGGCCTTCCTCTCGAAGAAGTACGACATCAAGATCGACGACCTCCTGAAGGATGCGGAGGAGTTCGGCAAGGTTCGCGACAAGGAGATCCGCGAGACGGACATTGAGGAGCAGTGGCAGGTGTTCCTCCTGAAGCACGAGAAGGAGACGCAGGAGAAGTACGACAACAGCGTCGAGTTCCGTACGAATGTCCGCGGGGTCAAGGTTCGTCGCTGCTTCGGCACCGTCGAGGAGGCCCAGGTCATGGCCAAGGTCTTTCAGCGCAAGTACCCGAAGGACAACCTCTTCATCGGCAAGGTCGGCGCCTGGCTCCCCTGGGACCCGTCGGAGCACCTCATGCCCGAGGTCGAGTACGCGGAGAAGGAACTCAACGAGCTGATGCGCCGCTACAAGGAGAACGAGGCGAACAAGGAGATCTTCTTCGCCGAGCAGCGTCAGGAGGCGATCAAGGCGCAGAAGGAGGAGAATGCGCGTCGCAAGGCGGCCGCGTCGAATGCGGCTGCACTGGAGGATGCCTCGAAGCCTGTTCACCCGTCTGAGGGCGCGCTCCGCGAGTAATTTCGGAGGGAGATGTAAATGAGTTGGCGCGATCGCTCACGATCAAGAGGCGACTCAGAGCCTCTGACCCCGGAAGAAGAAGCGGCTGCGAGAACGCTTGCCTCTCTCAAGAACGACCTCGAGGTTCAGGCTGCATTTGAGGACGGGGAATCTGCAGCCGAAGGGAGGAGCGGTGGCGGGAAGAAGAAGCGGCGCGGAGGGGCAAAGGGCGGTCGGGCGATCGCTGAGGCTGTTGCAGAGGGCGAGGGAAAACCGAAGTCTGAAAAAAACAAACCAGAAGACGAGGTGAAGACAGAGCTCAAAGCGGCGGCAGCATCCGGAGAGACACCGGCCGTTGCGAAGGTTGTTGCGGCAAATCCGGGAACGATTCGTCGGATTGTCGAGGCAGCATTGCGAGCGCGCGCAGCAGTCCAACCGGCGATGCTTGTGGCCGGCGCGGCGACACTCGCCAACCAACCGACCCTCTTCGGAAACATCGCACGCGTGGCCGCAGCGAGCGTCCGTACCGGATTGGATACGACAATTACGAGTACATGGGCCCAATGGGGACAAACCGGGTCTGATATTCTTGGTGCGGTGAAGGACGTTGGAGTCGCCATCTTTGACCAGTCTGTTCAAGGCCCCGTTGTCCCGTTTACGATTGCAATGATGCTTCAGGCGTATCGCGCGTCGTCTCGAGGGATGGGGATCCTCGAGCTCACGAAGTCTGATGCGGCAACGGCGGCGGAGATTGTCCGCAAGGGAATTGCAGGTCAAAAGGAAGCGTTTGATCTCGCCTATGCAGAAGAAGCGAAGAAGAAGCCGATCGCCGAGCTTCGAGAGATCGCTAAGCGGGGGCGTCAGCTGACTCAAGGACTGGGCGCACTTGACACGCGTAGGGAAGTGCGGGCGGTTGGGGCCCCCGCCGTCGGATCGATGGGCGTTGTCCCGGCATTTACCCCGCCCGGACCGCTGGCCGCGCCCATCAAGGGGCTCACGACTGTGCCACGCAGCGAGATCGAAGCGGCTGCAGCAGAGAGACAGGGTCGTCGTGAGCAGGTAGAGGGTGCAGAGGCTTTGATGGGTCTTGCGAATGCGCCCGCGGCTCCCGCGGCTCCCGACGCACCTATGAACGCCGGTCGTCGTCGCCGTCGCACCAAGCGCCGGGTCCCGAAGCGCAAGCGGATCACCCGCAAGATGCCTATTTTCGTGTATTAGCATCGGGGTCTTCCTTCTTGACCCAGACGGAGGGTCCCTGGTTCTTCTTCCGAAGGGCCAGTGGGTTGTACTCTTCGACCGCCAGCATCGCGGACTGGAACGGCTTGTTGTCTGCCCAGAGCGCCTGATCGCAGAGCTTAAACGGCGGGTGGTCGGACGCCTTATACCAAAAGACCTGGTCCTCGAGCTTGTTTGAGGCCACATTGTTGCAGATCACCAGGCACTCATAGTTCTCCGTGCACTGGTCCATAAACTGACAGAACATCTCAAAGGTAGGAAACATGCCCGCGTAGTTCTCGTAGATCCGGCGCCGGTTCCCGAGAATGTTTTCGCGAAGAATGAAGACGAAGTCCACATTGGTACGGAGGTTGGGCGTGATACCGAGAGGGTACTGCATGGTGATAATGGTCATGAGGTCGATATGACGACCGTTCATGAAGACGAAGCGCGTGGACTCCTCGTTGATCCAGGCCTTTGCGTCGTAGAGGCAGTCGTCGAGGATCAGGAACGCGCGCGGGTCGACAGAGGAACTGCCTCCCCGGGCATTCTTGTCCGTGTTGCGACGGTTCTTGATGAGGGCCTGGCGCTTGATGACACGCTCGACTATGGCCTTGTCATACTTATCGTAGATCAGCTTCGAGGGGACCATGTGCTGGAAAAACTCGTTGGCCACCTCCGTCGCACTGATGACGGTGCCCACCGGGAAGTGCCGCTGGGTCTGGAACAGGATGTCCCGAACCAAAAAGGACTTGCCTGTATCCTTTT